CGCTCGTCCGATCTGGCATTCGACTCCATCCTGAAGATCGCAAACGCAGCAGGTTTCGACCTGGTATTGCGCGAGCGAAAGGTAGAATCCGGTCAATGACCCGCCTGGTCGGACTGAACGAACACGGCCTCCCCGTTGGTGAAACCCATCACCGCGCCCGCGTTCCCGACCGCGTTGTCAACCAAATCAGGGAACTCCATGAAGAAGAAAACCTCGGCTACAGGCGCATCGCCAAGCTCGTCGGACTCTCCCGGTCCTTTGTCCGTAAGGTCTGCCTCTACCAGCGACGCGCCCAGTTCCCAACCCGATGGAAGCGTGTTGAAGCGACCTGTCGGTAGACCCCGCCGCGGCCGCGTTATGGACAATCCAAAGGCCGCTGAGCTGCTTGATTGGCTGGCAACTGGAAACACGTTGCTTGAATTCTCGCAGCGAAAGGGCAACCCGGATGTCCGCACCGTCCACGATTGGAAGGATGAAGACGCCGAATTTGCCGCACTTTATAGGGTCGCTCGAGACAAGGGCCAGGAGGCCATGCTTGAGGAGTGCAAGACCCTGTGCGACACAGAGCCTACGGACGCCGTACAAGCCGCTTGGAGGCGTTTGCAGGTCGATACCAGGCTCAAGACCCTCCGCATGTGGAACCCCGCCAGGTGGGCTGAGCGCGTTGATATGAACCACATGGGCGGCGTCAGCATCGTCCTCAAGACGGGCGTACCGGATGCCCCAAGAAATTGACCTGCTGTACAACCCCAGGCCGTGGCAGCGGCAGTGTCACCTCAGCCGGCGGCGTTTCACCGTGCTTGCCCTGCACCGCCGCGCTGGCAAGACCGAACTAGCCATCATGGAGCTGATTGACAAAGCCGTCCGCTGCAAGGCGGAACTGGGGTTCTTTGTCTATGTCGCCCCGTTTCTCAAGCAAGCCAAGGCCATTGCCTGGATGCGGCTCAAACAGAAGTTGCTACCCCTGCGTAGCGTGGCCGCGCTCGAGGTCAACGAGGCCGACTTGTCCGTGACGTTTGCCCACAACGGGGCGACCATCCGCCTGTTTGGTGGCGACAACCCGGACGCCCTGCGCGGCGTGCGCCTGGACGGCTGCGTCATTGACGAGGTGGCGCAGATCCGACCCGAGGTGTGGAACGACATCATCCAGCCCGCGCTGTCCGACCGCAAGGGTTGGGCCATGTTCATCGGCACCCCTGCTGGCATCAACCTGTTCAGCGAGCTGTTCTACCGGGCAAACAGTCTGCCCGATTGGATGGCCGCTCGCTATACCGTCAACGATACTGACGCGCTGGATAAGGACGAGGTGCTGCGCTTGAAGCGCGACATGCCTGAGCAGGCGTTTGCACGCGAGTACCTGTGCGACTTCAGCGCGGCGGGCGATGACCAGCTGATTTCCTTGGCCGATGCTGAGTCCGCAGCGCAGCGCGCCTATACCGACAAGGATATTGACGGTGCGCCCAAGGTCCTTGGCGTGGACCCCGCACGGTTTGGCGATGACCGCAGCGTCATCATCAAGCGGCAGGGCATTCAGGCGTTTGAGCCAACGGTTTACCGTGGCATCGACAACATGGAACTGGCCGCCAGGGTGGCCAACATCATTGAGACCTGGGACCCGGACGCCGTGTTCATCGACAGCGGTGCTGGCGCAGGCGTCATCGACCGACTCCGGCAACTGGACTACGACATCGTGGAGGTGCCATTTGGCGGCAAGGCAATCCAATCCAACCTGTTTGTCAACCGCCGCACGGAAATGTGGTGGTCGATCAAGGAATGGATCGAGCAGGGCGGCGCAATTCCGAACCACGTTGACCTAAAGCAAGAGTTGTCCACGCCGATCTACTGGTATGACGCGGCCGGCAAGCGCATGCTCGAGGCCAAGGACGAGATCAAGAAGCGACTCCAGGGCGGCGGCTCGCCGGACATCGCCGACGCGCTTGCGCTGACGTTTGCATTCCCAGTGCGCAAGAAGCTGCCACGCGACATCTACGACCGCGTGAAGAAGAACAAGTCCGAGGAGTACGACCCGTATGCAAACACTTGAGGGACCCATAGGCGGCAAGCCGAGGGGTACGGTTCCGTCAATGAGTCGCATTGCGCTCGTTGAACCTGCGGATGTCATGCCCGCAATCACCGAACTCATGCGTCAGAATTGGGACGAAACCGGATTTGGCTTTGAGTTCAAGCCGTCGGTGGAAACCTACCAGGCTGTTGTCGATCTTGGCCTGATGTTCGTTCTTGCGGCATTCAATGGCAACGAGATAGTTGGGTACTGCACGATGACCGTGACGAATCACATGCACAACCCTGCCATCAAGGTCGCATCGAACGATGCGCTGTTCGTGCGCCCGGATCATCGCGGCATCACTGCTGGCCGACTCATCATTGCCGCCGAGCGCGAAGCCGCCAGGCGCGGGGCAACCCGCGTGCTGTGGCACACTCGGGCCGGAACAAACCTTGCGGACGCATTTACCAAGCGTGGCTACAAGCCCGCCGACATCGTTGTGATGAAGGAGATTTGAAATGGGAATGGACCCCGTCACTATTGCAATGATTGGCATGGCCGCTGCAGCAGCTGCTGGCGCAGGCGCAACCACTTACGGCGCAGTCAGCGCAAATGCCGCGCAGAACAAGGCTCGTGATCAGCAGAAGAAGCAGCAGGCTGCGGCGCTCGGTCGCGCAGCAAGCGAGGAGCGCATGAGCCAGCAGGCCATGGCCGCAGCCAACCGCAAAGAAGCTGACGTTGCTTCACTCATGGCCAATGCTGGCACGCCTGCTCCGAACACGATGCTGACCGGAACGGGTGGCGTCAATCCGAACACGCTCGCGCTCGGTAAGTCAACCCTTCTTGGGCAGTAATCAATGAGCCAATACACAGGTGACGGAGGTTCGTATCCGGGCGCACCCAGGCGGGACCAGTTGTTCACCCGCTGGGGTCAGCTCAAGACCGAACGCGCCACCTGGTGGGCGCACTATCAGGAACTGACCACCTACATCCTCCCGCGCAACGGCCGTTACTTCCGGCAGGACCGCGACAAGGGATGGCGTCGGCACAACAACATCTACGACAACACGGGCACGCGGGCGCTGCGAACGCTCGGGGCCGGCATGATGGCCGGAGCGACCTCGCCCGCTCGCCCGTGGTTTCGCCTTGCCACCGCTGACCCGCAGCTCAACTCGTACCAGCCCGTGAAAGTGTGGTTGGACGATGTGACCAAGCGGATGCAGGCGGTGTTTCAGCGGTCGAACACCTACCGCGCCCTGCATCAGATGTACGAGGAACTGGGCTGCTTTGGCACGGCGGCGAGCATCATGCTGCCGGATTTCAAGAACGTGGTGCATCACTACCCCGTGACCACGGGCGAATACTGCATCGCCACCGATTACCAAGGCCGCGTCTGCACGCTGTACCGGGAGTTTGAGAAGACCGTCGGCGAGATCGTGAAGGAGTTCGGTTACGACAACTGTTCCAACACGGTCAAGAGCATGTACGACCGTGGCACTTTGGATAAGTGGATTCCCATCATCCACGCCATTGAGCCGCGTGCCGACCGCGACATCAAGAAGCGCGACAGCAAGAACATGCCGTTCGGGTCGTGGTATTTTGAGGTCGGCGGCGAGCAAGACAAGTTCTTGCGCGTTGGCGGTTTCCAGCATTTCCCGTGCCTTGTCCCCCGGTGGGCAACTGCCGGCGGCGACATCTATGGCAACAGCCCTGGCATGGAAGCACTTGGCGACATCAAGCAGCTGCAGCATGAGCAGCTCCGCAAGGCGCAGGTCATCGACTACCAAACCAAGCCGCCGCTTCAGGTCCCGATCTCCATGAAGAACCGCGATGTGGAGATGCTGCCTGGTGGCGTCACTTTCGTGGACGGTACCTCGCAGCCCATCCGCACGGCGTTCGATGTCAACCTGAACCTTCAGCACTTGCTGATGGACATTCAGGACTGCCGCGAGCGCGTGCGTGGTGCGTTCTATGCCGACCTGTTCCTGATGCTTGCCAACGCCACGGACACGCGCATGACCGCGACCGAAGTGGCTGAGCGGCATGAGGAGAAGCTGCTGATGCTTGGCCCGGTCCTCGAGCGCCTGCACAACGAACTGCTGGACCCGCTTATTGACAGCACGTTCACCCACATGATTACTGCCGGCCTGATCCCGCCCGCCCCTGAGGAATTGCAGGGCATGGATCTGTCGGTGGAGTTTGTGTCCATGCTTGCCCAGGCGCAGCGTGCCATTGGCACCAACAGCGTGGATCGCTTTGTTGGCAACCTTGGCGCGGTGGCGCAGTTCAAGCCGGATGTCCTGGACAAGTTCGATGCCGACCAGTGGGCCGACATTTACAGCGACATGCTTGGCGTTGACCCGAGCCTCATCATCGCCGACAAGAACGTGGCAATGGTGCGCGATGCTCGAGCCAAGGCGCAGGCGGCGCAGGCCCAGGCTGCTGCCATGCAGCAGCAGTCGCAGACCGTCAAGAACA